TATAAGATATAACCCAATTAGTCAAGATATATCTTAATTTTTTTAGATATAATAATGCACAAATTTTTTTAATATATCTTGTATAATTTATATATATCTTATATAATCAAGGTATATCTTAATAAAGTGAGGTGCTATTATGAAAAATGCTGATTCTCAAGAACTTCTTTTAGAGTTGCGAGCAATTATAGCAAAAAACAAAATTCCTAAAAAACTTATAGCTGATAAATTAAATATTTCTCCATCTGCGTTAACTTCTCGGTTTAATCAAAAAAATATATCCATTG